TTTAGGAAGTGATAATGTAGATAACACAAAGGATGATAGTGATACTGAGACACAATCTCAAGAAAAGGATAACCCACAATCCAAGAGAGAAGATACGATAAATAAAGTCCTTGATTTATTCGTTCCATCGGATGAACAACAGGCAGGAGCTGGTAGATTTGCGATGACACAAGAGGATGTGGATGATTATAAAGCTTGGTTGAAATTAACACCAGAGGAGAGAGAGACTAAACAGAGGGAAATAGTTGAAAGGCAAAAAGAAAGAATTGGAGAAGTTACTGAAACCGACATAGATGATTTTGAGTCAAGGTTGTTGGAAAAGTTAGGAAAAGAAAAGTTTAAAGCTTTAATGGCATCCATAAGAAAAAAAGGTGATCCTCCTGCTAAATATCTAAAGGGTAAATATCCTGAAGGACATCCCAAGGCAGGTCAAGGTATAGGAAGAGATAGAGAAAGACAAGTAATCAGACACTATCTTGAAACAGGTGGGGTAAATCCTATGAATGGTAAACCAGTTGCATTTAGTGAAGCTCAATTAGACCATATAACATCATTGGATAATGGTGGTGTTGATGGTGGTGAAAATTGGATGTGGATGGAAGCTAGAATAAATCAATTCAAAGGAAGTTTAACCGACACCGAAGTTGAATCTAAATTAATAGAGAGAGACTTAAAAACTGCTGATGAACTTGATAAAGAAACATCTGAGGCAGAATTGAAGAATTGGCAAACTCAAGCTGAAATTGCTTATTGGGAAACTAGGTTTGAGGGTAATAAAATAGCTAGTCTTTCAGTAGAGTCAATAAATAGTATGAGCGCCGATGAAGTTACCAATTTGGTTAAAGCTTGGAATAATTATGTCGGTGAGGGTGATCCAAGATACATAGCTAGATATGGTACAAGAAAGGCAGAGGTTGATGGTGTAAAGTATCCGATAACCAGAGATGGTGCTATGAAGCCCGATCCAAAAGAACCTAAAACTTGGGGAATACAAAAACAACCCGATGGTACTTTGAAAAAAACCGACATGTCATATGAAGAGGCACTAGCCGCTTATGAGGATGCTAGAGCTTCAGGTGGTGCGAAAATAAGTAATGATGAAGTAAAAGACAATATTATTAACGCTTTGACTGGAGTACAATCTCCGTTTAAGGATGAAGAAGGCAACTCAATTACTATACCAACTAAATCAGAAGAAGATGCTATAGATGCGGAGCTAGAAGCTATTCAAGGAGAAAAAGAAGAAAGAAAGAGATACATAAAAAATTTACAGAAAGATATAAGGGCAAATCCACAATCTGCGGATAATCTTAAAAAACAAATTGAAAAAGATCCTGAGTATAAAAAATACAAAGAAGATATGAAAAAAGCTGCCGGTAAAGGTAAAGCAAAAAATCCGGATAATCCTAAAGAATATGCTAGACTGAAAAAAGAATATGACGAATGGCGTTTGAACAAGTGGAGAGGCTGGCAATCTTTAATAAAGAAGAAGAATTAAAATGAAAACACAACTGCTTTGTACATTCACGACTCAACATAATCTTGAACAATCAATTCGTGACATCACGAAAAACTTCAAGGTTGTATTTGAAAAGATTTATGTACTACAAAACGAGGACAAACCAAAAGAACTGATTTGTACCTACAATGTTAATCAACAAGATGAAATAGATTTTAATGCTGTACAGAATACCATTTCTTTACATCGTAAGAAAATTACAAATACACTTTATACGATAAACGCCCTAAACGAACTGATAAAGTTAATAAACAACGGAGTGTTGGATACTAACTATCAGGTTGAATGGGACACATATAAGAATATGATTTTGATATCGAATAAAGAAGGTTTACAGAAAATACCAACAAGGATACTAAAGATAATAGAGTTATAATGGCGTCACCAATATATTTTTTCACCAGAAGTGGATGTGTCTGGTGTCAGAAAATGAAGCCATCAATAGACCAAATAAATGAAACTCTGAACGATGAACAGAAGATTGAGATTCATTCTATTGATGAACAAAAATCTAAAGCAATATACGATAACATTATTCGTATGAATAACGTAAAAGGTATAATTCCCCTAATGTATAATTCAAATATAGGGACAACTCTTTTGGGTTATAAGGATAAGAAAGATATTCAGAAATTCTTACGAGCTGAACCAACAACTTATAAGAAACCACTAACAGGTCTTCCACATTTTGAAATAGAAAATGGTACAGGAAAAGACTTTGATAATTGGAAAAAAAGTGTTATATTATGGTATAAGGAAAACGAAAGTCGTCTTCCTACAAACGTAATAGACAAAGACAAAATGATAGATATGGTATACAACCAATGGATGGCATATAGGACTAAACCTACAACAATAGAAAGTAGATTAGATGCCTTAGAATATAAAGTTGATAAGATTCTTAAAAAAATCTCTTGACTTTTTCATCAAAAATTTGTATATTATATAAATTGGTTATCTACAAATTTTACTTTAGTAATATTTATAGGTGTAACAATAATAATAATAAATAAACTAGGAGAATAAACATGGACTTAGATGCTATAAAAAGCCGTCTTAATCAGTTACAAAACACACAAACAAATGCGTTTTGGAAACCTCAACCAGGAAAATCACAAGTAAGGATAGTGCCTTATAAGCACGATAAATCAAATCCTTTTAGTGAACTTTTCTTTCACTATTCATTAGTACCAAATAAGACAGTGATTTCACCACTATCTTATGGTCGTCCTGATCCTGTTCAACAATTTGCTGACAAGTTGAAATCAACTGGCAACAAAGATGAATGGATTCAAGGTAAGAGAATCGAACCAAAGATGAGAACATTTGTTCCTGTCGTTGTTCGTGGAGAGGAAAACGAAGGTGTTAAGTTTTGGGGATTTGGTAAAACTGTATATCAAGAACTTCTTGGTATAATTGCTGATCCTGATTATGGTGATATATCTGATGCTACTGCAGGTAGAGATATTACTGTTGAAAGACAAACACCTGCCGAAGCCGGTAATCAGTATGGTAAGACAACTATTCGTGTCAAACCAAACGTAACCACACTTTCCGATAACTCTGATTTACTAACAAAGTTGTTAGATGAACAACCAAATATCAATGAGTTGTACAATGAGCCAACCTTTGATGAGTTAAAAGGTCATCTTTCTAACTTTTTGAATCCATCAGATTCTACAGAAGAAACAACAGAGAAAGAACCAGAAATGGTCACTACTGAAGCTTCTTCTAATGTAGAAGACGATTTCGATAAGTTATTTAATTCATAAACCGTGCATGGTTAGAGTGGGAATGGTTTCCTCCTTTTCCGTTCCCACTCGTTTATTTAGGAGAAATAAATGTCTAATAGAGATGAATTAGCAAATATAATTGCTGGTGAACTAAACAAACAATTCAAATCAAATCAAGTTGCTTACTTCTTGGATGGTGTCCAAGAAACTCCAACTGATGTTTCGGATTGGGTTGGTACAGGTTCAACGTTGTTAGATTTGGCAGTATCAAACAAACCACATGGTGGTCTGGCTGCTGGTAGGATTACAGAAATCAATGGATTAGAAGGAAGTGGTAAATCACTTATCGGTGCTCACGCTCTTGCTTCTACCCAAAAGAAAGGTGGACTTGCTGTCTATATAGATACCGAGTCTGCTGTTTCAAGTGAGTTCTTACAGGCAATTGGAATCGATACTGATAGTATGTTATATGTTCATTTGGAAACAATAGAAGATATATTTGATACAATCGAAACAATCGTTACAAAAATTCGTGAATCAAGTAAAGATAAATTGGTTACGATATTAGTCGATAGTTTGGCTGCTGCTTCTACTAAGGTAGAGATGGATGCTGACTTCGACAAAGATGGTTGGGCTACAAGTAAAGCCATCGTTCTGTCTAAAGCTATGAGAAAGATTACACAAATGATTGCTCGTCAAAAAGTTTGTTTAATCTTTACCAATCAGTTAAGACAAAAATTAGGTGTGATGTTTGGAGATCCTTGGACTACTTCTGGTGGTAAGGCTCTTCCTTTTCATGCCTCGACTCGTATTCGATTAAAGAATATGGGACAAATTAAAGATACCAAAAAAGATACTATTGGTATCAAGATAAGAGCTCAAGTAATCAAGAACCGATTAGGTCCACCTTTGAGAAGTGCTGAGTTTCCACTTTTCTTTGATAAGGGTATTGATGATTACGGAAGTTGGTTAACTGTGATGAAAGACCATAAGTTGGTAAAACAAGCTGGTGCTTGGTATACTTATACCGACCAACATGGTAAAGACCACAAGTTTCAATCAAAAGACTTTGGTGCTCTTATATCTGATGTAGAAACTCAAGAATACATCTACGACTCTATCTGTGAAAAAATAATACTAAAGTATGACTCTGGTCAACTTGGTATTGATGATGTAACTACAGATGAAGAGTTTGCCGATGAGTAGTACCGACAAGAATCTACTTAATAAAAGATTCTATGATTTTAAGGATGAGATTGATGTTAATCCTGAAACTAAAAACTTAAACGACCATGTTCTATTGGTCGATGGTTTCAATACATTCATTCGTAGTTTCAGCGTCAATCCATCCTTAAATGAGGATGGTGCTCATGTTGGTGGTTTGGTAGGGTTTTTAAAATCGATAAGATATACAATTAACAAGTTTAAACCAACTCGTTGTATTATTGTATTTGACGGTAAGAACTCTTCCAAACCACGACAAAAGATATATCCACAATATAAATCAGGTCGTAAGATTAGAAGTCGTTTGAATCGTCTCGTTGATTGGGGTGGAGGACCTCACAATGAGAGAGAAAGTATGGCGATGCAACTTAAGAGATTGGTTGAGTATTTGGAATGTCTTCCACTAACTATCGTATCAATAGACAACTTAGAGGCTGATGATATAATGAGTTATATTCCAAGTGTTGTTCTTAAGGATAGTAAGTTTACGATTATGTCAGCTGATAAAGACTTCTATCAGTTGGTGGATGATAGGGTGAATCTATACTCACCCACTAAAAAAATACTATATGATAGAGAATTAGTGAAAAAAGAGTTTGGAGTTTACCCGCAAAATGTGTTAACTTGTAGGGTGGTAGATGGAGATAAATCTGATGATATTCCTGGTGTAAGAGGAATTGGTGTTAAGACTTTGATAAAAGAGTTTCCTTTATTGGTAGAGGATAGAACATTTAATACTAAAGACCTTTTGGATATGGCAAAATCAAGAAATACAAGAATATCAAAAATGATACAAGATAACGAAATGATAATAAAGAGGAATTATCTATTGATGCAGTTATCAAATCCTGATATCAAAAATCAGACAAAACTAAAAATAGGAGATTCGGTCAGAGGAATGGCGCCAAGTTTAGTAAAATATCAGTTGCAAACTTTGTTCGTAAAGGATAAATTATGGGGACAAATACCCAATTTTGATAATTGGCTAACAGAGTTCAATATCCTTGACCATTACTGGAAAAATAAAAAATGAGTAAGACAAAGAACATTTCAGAATTTGGATATAGTTTCCAAGTAAAGTTTATCGTATGTTTAATTAGTGATAAACTTTTTTTAGAGCAAATTGTAGACATCTTAGATGAGAAGTATATAACTAACGATGGTTTTAAGTGGATTGTAAAAGCCATTCGTGAGTATTATCAAGAATACAAAAAGAACATTACGATGGAAGTATTTAAGATAAAGATAAAAGAGATTGATTCAGATTTACTACAAGTAAATGTAAAGGATTCTCTTAAAGAAGTTTACAAACACATGGAAGCTGAAGACTTGGAATATATCAAGGACAAGGCTTTAGATTTTCACAAGACACAAGTTTTAAAAGATGCTGTTATCCAATCTGCTAAGATATTAGAAGTAGATGGAAATACCGATGAAATAAAATCCCTTATTGACTCTGCTATGCAGGCTGGTGTAGAGAGAAACTTAGGACATGATTATTTGGTTGACATTGAAGAAAGGTATTCAGAAACGGCAAGGGTTACATCACCCACGCCTTGGGATATAATGAACGAGTTGATGCAAGGTGGTTTAGGTGCTGGTGAGTTAGGTGTTGTTGTGGCACCTGCTGGTATTGGTAAATCTTGGGTGTTAAGTGCTATGGGTGCTTATGCTATCTCACAAGGACTAAATGTAGTTCATTATACCTTAGAGTTAAACGAGGCTTATGTAGGATTAAGATATGATAGTATATTTAGTGGTGTAGAAAGTCAGAACCTAAAGTATCATAAAGAAGAAGTGATGGAGAAGTTGTTCAACCTAAAAGGTAACTTGACTATTAAATATTATCCAACTAAATCTTGTACTGTAAATACTCTTTCTGCTCATCTTAAAAAGGTAACTACATTTGGTGAAAACGTGGACATGGTTTTGGTGGATTATGCTGACATCATGAGAGATGTTCATAAGTCAAGTGAGATGAGACATGCTCTTGGTAACATCTATGAGGATTTACGAGGTTTGGCTGGTGAGTTACAAGTTCCGATATGGACGGCAAGTCAGGCAAACAGAAGTGCGTTGGATGAGGATGTTATCGAGGCAAACAAAGTCGCTGAGTCTTATGCAAAAGTGATGACAGCTGATGGTTTAACTTATCCAGCTCGTATCAACACAAACATTGGTAAGATTGAGATTTTTGAGAGTAATTCTGTTCAAGGTAAGGGTGTTCAACATAAGATTAACAATAGGGACAACCAAACTAAACAAATGTTGTCTGCTCGGTATGAGGATTTGATGAGTGAATAGTAATTCTGATATATTAACAAATGTTTTCGGACTTAATGAACAAGATGTCGAATTTGAAAAAATTGTTAACAATCTTGAAGGGTATGACATTGATTATGGTGTTGAAGTCATCTTTGATTACTACCGTAGGAATGGATTTCCACATTATACGATTCGTGAAGATGAAAAACACGACCATATGAGAAAATTACAGAAATTTGATGTTGATAGTATCTTCATAGACAATCAAATAATACAAACGATGCATGCTTTACGTATGGCATGGACATACTTCCCACATTTTTGGGAAATTAAGTGTGGTAATGCTAAAAGAACACCAATGGAGACCTTTTTGGATGATGAAAAGTTTAAATCTGTAATTCGTAAATGTTGGAAGTGGTGTTTAAATTATACAGAGGGTGTAAATAGTGTTTTTCATGAAAATAGACTAAGACAATCCCTAAAAATCTATACAGGTACACAAGCTGTAAGTAATTTTCGACCAACTGCTGCTAAACTGATATATGAGAAGTTTGGTGGTGATACTATTTGGGATATGTCGTGTGGATGGGGTGGAAGACTCATAGGTTTTCTGGCAAGTTCACGAAAAAAATATATTGGTACAGAACCATCGAGTTTAACATTCGAAGGGTTACAAAAAATAAAAAAAGATTTTTCTTACTTAAAAAAGTCAGTAGAATTACATAAATTAGGGAGTGAAGAGTTTGTACCAGATAAAAACTCTTTAGATTTATGTTTTACATCACCACCTTACTTTGATACGGAGAAGTATAGTGACGAAGTAACACAAAGTTACATTAAATATCCAACAAAAGAAGAATGGGTGAATGGTTTTTTAAGAAAAACAATAGAGAACTGCTACAGAG